AGTTAACTCAATAGTTGATGACTATACATTTACAGTATTAGCTAAAGATACTTTAGGTGATACTGCTGGTGTTTTGAGTCCACAAGGTGCAAAGGTTTATGTGACAGGATGGGTAGGATCTGCTGTACGCGGTGGTGTTTACGATGACCAAAATGGAGTATTCTTTGAATTTGATGGGCAACAAATGTTTGTTGTCAAAAGATCAGCTGTAGATAATATTGTGGGTACTTTATCTGTTACACAAAATAGTAACGTAATTACAGGTACTAATACAAAACTAAGTGATCAGCTAAAGGCTGGTGATAGAATTGTTATTAGGGGTATGACTCACTTTATTACATCTGTAGCAAGTAATACTACAGCATATATTACCCCAGATTATAGAGGTATTACAGGCTCTGGCGTCAGATCTCAAAAAATTAATGAGGTAAGAGTACCTCAATCAAAATGGAATCTAGACAAATGTAACGGGACTGGACCATCAGGTTTTAACTGGGACTTTAATGAAATGCAAATGATTGGCATTGAATGGTCTTGGTATGGTGCAGGATTTATTCACTTTATGGTTCGTGGTTCCGACGGCAAATGGGTTTATTGCCATAGAATGAAAAATAACAACGTAAATGATGAAGCCTATATGCGATCATCTAACTTACCTGTTAGGTATTCTATTGATAATGATTCACCAATTACATTTTTGACAAGTGCGATTGACAGTAGTGCTACAACGATACCTGTAGATAATTTACAAGAATTTAGTGACACAGGTACATTAATGATTGATAATGAAATTATTACATACACAGGACGAAGTGCAACTGATGGTGCTGGTAACTTTACAGGAGCTACAAGATCTGCGACTTTATCACAATATCTACAGGGTACAACAAACTCACTGACAGCAGGTCCGGCTGTTCCTCATACGAGTGGTACAGGTATTATTGAAATTTCAAATACATGCTCTCCAACACTATCTCACTGGGGTAGTTCGTTAATTATGGATGGCGGATTTGAAAGAGATAGAGGTTATCTATTTACATATTCTGAAACTAATGTAGATGTATCAACAACCCCAAAAACAGCATTTGCTATAAGACTTGCTCCATCAGTTTCTAACTCAGCTGTAGGTAGACTAGGTGCTAAAGATCTTTTAAATAGATCACAGATGTTACTAGAAAATATTGCTGTGAGTGTTGGTCGTTCAGGTGGATTTTTCTCAAATGTTGGTGAAATTAGAGTTACAGGTATTATTAACCCTAGAAACTTTACTGATGCAAGTTGGAAAAATTTAACAACTACTGCTGAGGGTGGACAACCTTCATTCTCACAAGTTGCTGCTGGTGGAGACATTACTTGGTCATCTGGAACATATGCAGAACCTGGTGAACAGATTTTCTCATTTGTTGCAGCATCATCAAATTCTGGGGCTAGCGTTACTGAATCGAATCTGGTAAAATTAAAAGAAATGTCTGGTGCTCCACTTGGTGGTGATTTCCAATATCCTGATGGTCCTGATGTTTTAGCAATTAATATTGAAATGGTGTTTGGTAGTACTAAGGCCTCAGTGTTCTTAAGATGGGTTGAGGCACAAGCATAGAAAGAAAAACAAATGGTAGTAAAACTCAGTGATTTCTTAAGTACAAACTTTGTACCAAGTACGATAGATTCTGCAGATGTTCTTAGTATCGTGAGATCTAATACCATTGGTATTGATTCTAACACGACTGGAAATTACATTGCTGAAATAACCGGCGGAGCTGGGATTACAGTTACTGGCTCTGGTTCACACGCTGCTACTCCTTCTATTACCTTTGATTCAAGTATGGTAGTAGGTGTAAATGCTACTCAAACACTTACAAATAAAACTATTAACTTAAGTAATAACACTTTAAGCGGCACTTTAGGACAACTAAACGCTGCAATTAGTGGTTCTACACTTGTATCCACTGACGGAGCAGAAACTCTTACAAACAAAACACTTACATCACCAACTATTAATACTCCTAATATTACAGCTGGATCTATTACAGATCTAACGACATTTGGTTTAAGGGATATAACAACTGCAGCATATGAAACAAGAATAGTTTCAGATAACGTTAGTCCGGCTTTATCAGCAGACAGGACCCTAACACTAGATGTAAATAATGCTAATAGAACAGTTAGTTTGACTGGTAACTTAACACTAGGTGGTAATCTTACAACATCTGGTGCTCACGCTACGACGCTAACGACAACTGGAACTACAGCTCTTACACTTCCTACATCAGGTACATTAGTTAGTAAAGATGGTTCTGGTAACATTACAATAGCTGGAACACTTACTGGAGACTTTGATAGATCATCTAATACAACAGTATCAGCAGGAACATATGGATCTGCATCTTTAGTTCCAGTCTTAACAGTCGACTCATCAGGTTTTATAGACAGTATTGGTAGTGTATCAGTTGCTGGTGTTGCATCTCTAGGTTTTGACAGTGCTACTCATACATTTACTATTAACACTGCTGATGGTGGATCATATAGTGAGATAGTTCAAACTAAAATGCCTGGAACATCTGGATCATTTGGTTCAGCGGCATTAGTTCCTGTCATAACTGTTAATCAATATGGATTAGTTGATAGTATTAGCGAAGTGTCTGTTGCTGGCGTGAGTACTTTTGATTTTGACTCTGCTACTGGCTCACTAACAATTGGTACTGCAGACGGTGGATCTTTTGCTCAGGTGCTAACGCTCGATCCATATACAGGTGGGGTTGGTGTAACAGTTGGTAGTACCACAGTATCATTAGACTCAGCAACTATCGGAGCCTTCGGTACTCCAATGTTAGAGGCTATTAAAGCAAGAGATGGAGCTGCTTCTGGTCTAGACGCTGATACACTAGATGGTCAGCAAGGTACATATTATAGAATCGATGTTTATGATGCTTCAGGAACTCTACTGAATTAATATAGGAATACAAAATGGCAAATCCTACTTCTAGAGATACATTGATTGATTACTGCAAACGTCGTTTAGGCGATCCAGTAATTGAAATTAATGTTGACGAAGATCAATTAGAAGATAGAGTGGACGAGGCTCTTCAGTACTACAGAGAATTTCACTCTGAAGCTACACATAGAACCTTTCTAAAACATCAGATTACATCTACAGATATATCAAATGAATATATTCCAATTTCATCTGATGTTATTTCTGTAACTAAACTGTTTCCATTATCTAGTGGTAGTATTAATCGAAACTTCTTTGACATTAAATATCAGATGCATCTAAACGATATTGCTGATTTGCACTCTTATATTGGTGACTTGGCATATTACGAACAGATGCAGCAGTATTTGTCTTTGCTCGATATGAAATTAACTGGCAGTCCACAAGTTGACTTTGTCAGAAAACAAAATAGACTTTATATTCATGGCGACTTTCAAGATAATGATATTCAAGTAAATGACTATGTTGTAGCTGAAGCCTATACTATAATCGATCCAAATACACATACAGCTATTTGGAATGATATGTGGTTAAAGGAATATACTACTGCTCTTATAAAACAACAGTGGGGAGCAAACCTTATTAAGTTTGAAGGTATGCAGTTACCTGGTGGTGTTATGCTAAACGGTAGACAGATATTTGATGATGCAACTCAAGATATTGAGAGATTGAGAGAGAAGATTAGAATGGATCATGAACTCCCAATTGATTTCTTTATGGGGTAATAAATGGCACGTAATCTTTACTTTTCAGACGCAGTAAGATCTGAACAATATCTATACGAGGATATTGTTATTGAATCACTTAAAATGTACGGACAAGACGTTTACTATCTCCCAAGAGATATTGTAAACGAAGATGACATTTTTGGTGATGATGTTCCATCTAGATTTAATTCATCTCATAAGATCGAGATGTACATTGAAAACATAGAGGGTTTCGATGGTGATGGAGATTTATTTACTAAGTTTGGTGTAGAGATAAGAGACCAAGCTACATTTGTTGTAGCCAGAAGAAGATGGACTCAGACTGTTGGTAGATATGATAATGAAATTAATTCAGTTAGACCACTTGAAGGTGATCTGATCTATATTCCTTTATCACGTTCATTGTTTCAAATAATGCATGTTGAGCATGAACAACCATTCTATCAATTAAGCAACTTACCAGTTTATAAACTACGTTGTGAGTTGTTCGAGTATAATGATGAGGATCTTGACACAGGCATCGAAGCCATCGATGATATCGAACAAGATCATGCATATACATATCTATTGACACTAGATAGTGCAAGTAATGGATACACTGAGGGCTTTAAAGTTACTCAAACACTGGGTGATGGCACTATCATGACCGGTGAGGTAGCTAAGTTCTCAGACTCTGATAATATTCTACATCTAGTTCATGTTGGCGCAAATGACGGTAAATACCATGAGTTTGTAACAGGTAGAAACATTATAGGTGATAGCGATAACTCTATATCTGCTGTAACTGCAACTAGTGAAGATAATAAGATTGCTGAGAATGAACAAAATGATGACTTTGAAACTATCGCTGATGGATTCTTAGACTTTACGGAGTCTAACCCATTTGGTGATCCTAACGAGACATAGCCATGTTTGGAACACATTTTTATCATAAGAAGATTAGAAAGGCAGTTGCAGCCTTTGGCACAATGTTTAATAACATTTATGTGCTAAGAACTAATTCAGCTAATCAGGTTATTAGTCAAGTTAAAGTTCCTTTATCTTATGCGCCAAAACAAAAATACTTAGATAGAATCAGAGAAAATCCCGATTTAGATACAGATACAAAGGTAGCTATCAAGCTGCCTCGTATGTCATTTGAAATTATTAGCTTTACATATGACCAAAGCCGACAGCTACAAAAGACTAATAACTTCTTTCAAGCTGGATCTTCTAATACAATTCGTAATAGATTCTATAGCTTCGTTCCTTATAGCATTAACTTTCAATTGAACATTTATGCTAAGTCACAGGATGATGCATTACAGATTGTAGAACAAATTCTACCGTTCTTTAATCCACAATATACATTGACAATGAAACCATTTGATGATTATCCTGACATCAAAGAAGATATACCGATTACAGCTGTTGGCGTCAACTTTGCTGATGATTTTGAAGGACCATTAGAAGCTCGCAGAACTATCATATATTCTATAGACTTTGATATGAAGATTAACTTATACGGTCCAATAAATGAGAGTGGTATTATAACAAAGGCTATTACAGATATATACGAAATACAAAGAGGACTAGCTGATTCTGATACACAGATTGAAAGAATAACAACTGTTACAGATCCAAGAGATGTAAGCGCTGATTCAGACTTTGGATTTACTGACTACATCGATACAACTGATCCATTTACAGATAGTGCGTGATATGAAAAAAGATGATGAAAATAATGCAGATAATGATTTTGAATACTCTAGACAAATCTATCATGATCTCTTAGCTAAAGGTTCAGAGGCTCTTGAAGATATGATGGAAGTGGCAAGAGCTACTGAACATCCAAGAGCTTTTGAAGTATTATCAGGTATGATGAAAAACATGGGTGATATTAACGGTTCACTCATGGACTTACATAAAAAGAAAAAAGACTTTTATAAAGAAGATAAACCGAAAGAATTACCTAATCAAACTACAAATAATGTATTTGTTGGATCAACAAGTGATCTACAAAGGATGTTAATTAATGATATGAAAGATGTGACACCAGATGACAGTACAAGTGATTGATGACTTTTTAGATAAAGATCTTATAGAAGAATTAAATGAAATATCTCTTGAAACATTTGATTTAGCTTTTGCTGATTCAAAAAGTTGGGAGGATTCATTACGTATAGGCGTTACTGATGTTAAAATGTATGGACTTTATTGTAGTAAAGAGAATCATAGATTAAATGATAATGCTTTATACAAAGAACTAACAGATGAAGTAATTAATCAGTGTATTTCAAGTTTTAATTTAAGCTGTAGATACATAGATCTTTATTATTGGCCAGTAAATTCAGCTATCAGTTGGCATAATGATGCCGCTTACGACGCTAGTGCTACTATTTACTTGAATAGCGAATGGCATATAGATTGGGGTGGATATTTTGTTTGGCAAGAACAAGAAAAAATGGAGAAAGGCTTCGTTAATGCTATAAAACCAAAATACAACAGGTGTATTTTTAATGGTGGTAATATACCGCATGCTGTTACTCCAACAATACAGGGTAAAAATATTGATGAACCACTAATAAGACGCACAGTTCAGCTGAGGTTCTAATGAATGAAACATATTTAGGTAATGCAAATATTAAAAGAGATGGAGTTGTACATAATTTCACACAGCATGAAGTACAAGAATATGCTAAGTGTTTAAAAGATCCATCATATTTTGCTGCTCAATACTGTAAGATTATTCATCTTGACAGAGGTCTAGTACCTTTTGAATTGTATCCATATCAGGAGAAAATGTTTGATCACTTCAACGATCATAGATTTAGTATTGTTCTTGCTTGTCGTCAGTCTGGTAAATCTATTAGTTCTGTCGCTTATCTGCTTTGGTACGCTGTTTTTCATCCTGAGAAAGTTATTGCCATTCTTGCCAACAAAGGGGCGACAGCCCAGGAGATGCTTGGACGAGTAACTCTCATGTTAGAGAATCTTCCATTCTTTTTACAGCCAGGATGTAAAGCTCTCAATAAAAGATCCATAGAATTTAGTAATAATAGTAGGATTGTATCAGCTGCTACATCTGGCTCATCAATTCGTGGTATGTCTGTTAACCTACTGTATCTCGACGAATTTGCATTTGTTGAGAATGCAGCTGAGTTTTATACATCAACATATCCAGTTATTTCATCTGGTAAAGATACAAAAGTAATTATTACGAGTACAGCTAATGGGATCGGTAATCAATTTCACAAAATCTGGGAAGGAGCAGTCCAAGGAGTCAACGAGTTTAAATCTTATAGGGTTGACTGGTGGGACGTACCGGGCCGCGATGATAACTGGAAACAACAAACTATTGCTAATACGAGTCAACTGCAGTTCGACCAAGAGTTTGGTAATACATTCTTCGGAACAGGAGATACGCTTATAAATGCAGAGACTCTGATGAACTTCAGAGCTAAACCACCTTTAAAATTACTTGAGGGTAACAGCGTATGGATATATGAAGAACCACAAAAGAAACATGAATACATAATGACTGTAGATGTTTCGAAGGGAAGAGGACAGGACTATAGTACATTTAATGTGATCGATATTAGCACAAGACCCTTTAAACAGGTTGCTGTTTATCGCAATAATATTATTTCTCCAATACTCTTCCCAAACGTTATTTATAAATATGCGAAAGTCTATAACGATGCTTATGTAGTTATTGAGTCAAACGATCAAGGTACTGTAGTTTGTAATGGAATGTATTATGACTTTGAATATGAGAATCTACATGTGGAGTCAGCTATTAAAGCAAATGCTCTTGGTATTGAAATGAATCGTAAGACTAAAAGACTTGGTTGCTCAAATATCAAAGACATATTAGAAACAAATAAACTAGAGATTGTAGATGAGCATACAATTCTCGAGATATCTACATTTGTAGCAAAAGGTCAATCATATGAGGCCAGTGATGGTAACCACGATGATCTAATGATGAATCTAGTAATGTTTGGTTATTTTGCTACAAGTAATAACTTTGCTGAATTAACGGACATAAATATAAAGAAAATGTTATTTGATCAAAGAATGCAGGAAATCGATGAGGACGTTGTCCCATTTGGTTTCGTTGATGATGGATTAGAAGAAGTTGCGCCAACACAAGAAGAGGTATTAGGTCAGCAATGGGCTATTGAGTATGAGGATATTTTCTAATTTTTAATTATTATAAATATCTGTAATTGATTAGCGTATTATGACCGAACATATAATTTTTTAGAGGAAGATAAACATGGCAAT